CATCCTCGATTTTGTTGAGGTTAGCAGCATTCAACGGTGTTCCCGCCTTGATGACGCTTGTCTTCAGTGCAATACCGCATTGCGCCAGGTCGCCAATTGCATCCACCGCACCCCCAGCGTTTTTGGTGATCTCAAAGCGTTCTGCTCCCGCCAAAACCTCGTCTTCCCATACAGTTTTTGTGTAATTTGGCATATCCTACTCCTTGTTATTTCTCAAACAATTATTTTTCAGGCCATGATTTCTCAAACAACCACTCCGATCACTTCAGCATCTACCAGACTTCCCCCTGCCAGATCAATCTCAGCATGCTCAATCACGCCAAACAGCGTATTTCCATACAAGGTCTCCACCTGAACAATATTTCCTGCTGATAATGCCGAGCCAAACAGGCGCATTTTCTTTTTATATCGCTGTTGATAGTAATCAAACACTCTCTGGGCAATCTCGGCTCCATTAGAAGAATTGACCAGCGTGGCATCATCAACTCGAATCACGCTGGGTTTATCATGTGAGCTTATCGGTGCATTAATCGCAATCGTTGAAATCAAATCGTTATACACCATCCCGGTCAATCGCACCTCTCCGGGCGCACTCACCTCAAGCACGGCATGATTGGCACTGCTTTCAACAATGGTCGCGCCTTCAACTGTCAGGGTGTGCATCGGTTGACTGAATTCAACAGGGTAAACACCGCTTGCCAGAGTTCCCTCAAACAGCTTACGCTCCCCATCGCCTGGTGTAAAATCATGCATAACAATCTTTACGCCAGTGACTTTCTCACGCAATGTAAGCACTCGATCAGCGCCCTGCTCACTGTTCATCACCTCCCGGTAATACTCAGTACCCTCCCATTGCGCTGCCCGCCATCGTCTCTGATACGTTTGGCTCTGGCCCACAGAAGCTACACCACTTTTGATGCCAGTGGTCGCAATGCCGGTTCCCTCAAATGAGATCATCACATTACCCCGCCAGCGCATCTGATACACGCGGCTTTGTCCTACACCTGCCACGCCAGTGCGCACCCCAGCTTGCCTTTGAGAGATAAAACCCATCTTGCCGATCTTAACCACACTCTGACGGCTTGAGCGCACATACCCGCCAGCAGCAAAACACACTTGCTGCACTGCTGCACGATATTTCATGATAGGCAACCAGCCGGTCAGTTCCACATCATAAACCTGGTCGTCGATCATTACGTCCAGTCCGGCTTGCGCAAAGATGTCATCCAGGATCACGCCCGCTTTGATCGGGGTCAGCCACAACCCGCCCTTGTAATCATCCTTGTCCAGCAGTCCCAAAGCGTCAATGCACGTGAAGCTGATCAGGTTTTCAGACTGGTTTTCCCAAGCATCCATGAAATACTGGCCGACAAAGTGCCGTTGTCCATCGATGTTAATATAAACAGCCATGGGTTGCCGCGTCAACAGCGGCTCGTACACCCCCGAAGGGTTGATGATCGTAAACCCACCCGCATCGCTGTACAGCGTCAAGTCCATTGTGTTGATCGGAACAGTGATCGCCAGCGGATTAAAATCCTCAACAATCGTACAATCGCGAATGTCCTCAGCGCCAAAAGTCACGTTTTCAAACACTATTTCAGGGTAAGTTATCATCAGCCGGTCATTGCCTCGCAGGTCTCCGGGCGATGATGTTCACCGAAAGCCCCTTGAAATAGCGATTATCACCTTTGATGCGGACAAAAGTGTCCTTGATATTTGAGAAATAGGCTTCAAAAGCGTGTTCCCCTTCGATGGTCGGGACCTGCACGCTGTGAAACTCACTCGGCTCGGTCAGCTTGTCATATAGTTTTTTATACTCAGTCGGGTTGGCATTGTTTTTCCCAAACACTACCTGGTAATTAAAATAAACGCCGATCATTTCACTGTGCAGCACGCCGTCCACAGTTCGCTCTGCATACTTGTATAAAAACTCTGCCGAGTGATCCAGCTTGACGATCGGTACATCATAGCGCTTCCCATCGATCATAATTAATTTGCTCATGAAATCCCTCGCACCATAGAAACCCCAACGCGCCTGTCTTCCCGGTCAATGTAGGGCTTCAACTCCCGAATTAACGAGCTCAGTGAACCGGCAAACTTGATCGTTACATCCTGCCCGCCCATACCATCCAGTTCTTCGCGTATGATCTCGCGCAGTAAATCTTCCGGAGCTTCGATATTGCGCCCCGATCGCTGATCACCCAACACCGCTAAAAACTGGCTGTTCGGTGGGATCACCGCGCCCTGGGCAAGGCGAGGTATTGATATCCCCGCTTTATGTGTGAAATTGAACGGGCTGATAGAACCACCGCCATAAATAACATGGCCAGCAATCTCAATCGCTGGGATATCGATACTGAAGTTATTTAGCAGATCAATTAACGCATTAATCCCATTGATAGCGATATTTACAAAATTCTCTATCCACCCGATCACAACATTAAGCGCGCCTTTTATCCCCTCAGCCTTGAATGCTGTCTTTAATTCATCCCATTTGTTCTTAACATAATCCACGGCCACTCGGATGGCTGTCTTGACGCCTTCCTTGAAACCCTCCCAGTTCTCTTTCATCTCCTGGATTTTGTTATAAACCATGTACGCCAGCTTCCCAATTTCATAACCCAACAACCAGATATCAGCAATAACCAGCGTAATATAGACAATAATCGCAGCCAGGGGAAGCAGAGCAGTAGCAATCGCAAGTGCTAACAATCCAAATAGCAATACCACCGGTGCAAGAGCTATAGCTAACAGCATAAAAGCCGTGACTCCCAGCCCAAGAACAATAATAAAAAATTCCCTGATCTTGTCCGGGTTGTCCTCCAACCAGGTCGCGAGCGTGTCGAGCTTTTCGTTAAGCAAATCCCAGAAGTCCAGGAAAGTATCCGCTTCCCAGCCGGTCATTGGCGCCAGAACCTCATCAAAGAACCATAACCACAGTGGTTTGAGCGCCTCTAACACAGCAGTCAGAATCCGCAGCACGCTTGCCAGGGTATGGAAGAACCTTGGTACTACCTCGTCAATCGTCCACTTGCCAATCGGGATCAATATCTCGGTAACGAACCACAGCAAATTATCCAGGTTCAACAGCGTAAACTCGGTCAACGCGTCCAGGAATAACCCCCACTGCTCATTCAGGTATTCCCAGTCGATATCCTCAACCGCATCAGATAGTGAATCCAGGAACCGCGGCAGTCCCTCATTCACCGTCCACTCAGTAATCGGGCGCAAGAACCGATCATAAAAAGTCAGCAGGCCCTGGAATACTCCAATCGTCAATTTAGCCACTGCGGCATAAAAGCGATTCAGCGAATCAGCCAGCCCGTCCCAGTCCGAGTTTTGCATCAGCTCATCCGTGATCCGAATGAACTCATCCCAGCCAGGCCCCAGCACCCACTCGCTGACCGGCGTCAGGAAATTGGTTTTGAAATCGTCTGCAGTTTGATTGATAAAATTCCGAAATGGCTCGATCACCGCCCACAATTCAAGAAACTTTTGTTTTACCACATCCCAGGCAGCGGCGATCCTGCCCGCCAGGTCGATCCATTCCTGATCAATCGGTACTTCCTCTTCACCCAATCCACCGCCCCCGCCGCCTCCAGCGCCGCCCGGTTGTTGCAGCACGTTGATTTCGTCAAACGCTGCCAGAGCGCCAGCCGCTTTCTCCGCCGCGCCACCAGCCTTTCCTAATTCATCGGCTACAACCTTGGTATAACTGGTTTGCCCCTTTAGTGCCGCAATTACCTGGCGAATGATATTCAGCAAGTTCACCAACCAGTTTATCGTGGTCTGGATTTGTGGGATAAACAGTGATACAAGATCAGTCCCCAGTGTCCTCACTGTCGCGTTTAACTCAGTAAATGAGCCTTTCAACTGGTCAACTTCCGCTGCCGACGCGATAACATTCTTGGTAAATTTTGTGATCGCGGATACCAACTGGGTAAATAGATATCGGGCAATCGAAGTCACCACATTTTTCACTGTTGACACAAAGCGTTCGATAGTTGACCTAACAGATGTGATAATCGTCTTCGCTAGTTGCAACAATTTATCTTTGACGGTCTGTATCACCCCCATCACCCCCTTGAAAGCGTTAACCGTGACGCTGCCCAGGACTAACATACCGGCGCCCACCGCCAGCAGCGCCGGATTGATCGCGCCAACCGCAGCCGTTATCTTACCAAAAACCCCCTTCGCAGCCGGTAATAAGCTCACCAAGCTCTTCCCGACCGCTGCTGTTCCAGCTTCCGCAGTCTGGCCCATCGCGCCAAACTCATCGGCTATCGCATCTCCGATCTTTTCCGTGCCCTTGTTGATCCCGCTCTCATCGATGCGCGCCTTGATTACAACTTCGCCGTCATACCCTTGTTCCATCGCGCTCCTTCTTTTTCCGTTTACGGGCCGCTTTCACCTGGTCTACAAACATCCGCTCAAGTTCTTTTTCCGCCAGGTCACGGGTATCCAGCTCCGGCACGTCAAACAGGTCACCCATCTCTCTGGCGATTTGTTTTTCTTCCTTCGACGCCTTGCCACTTTTGACCCGTTTACGCAAGCCCACCAGGCTGCAAAAAACCGTGCTCTCGCCTAAATCCATGAATAGCGTCATAAACTGCCACCAGTGCAGATACTCAGTATTTTGCAAGTCGATCTTGTGCGTCTGCTGGTACGCGGCAAAGATCAGTCCAGCGTCCTTCGCAAAGCTGTAAAGACGCGGTTTTTTACAGTCTTCCCCCGCGTCATCGCTCCCGCCGTCCAAAAAGCGGACACCTTCTTTGATCGCTTTCGCGGTATCCCCCGGCGCCACCGGTTCTGTATATAAATTTTCCAGCAGCACAAGCTGTTTTTCGAGCGGTGCCAGGTCAGGGTCTTCAAAAGCCAGGATAATCCGCAAACAGTCGCGAAAGTCGCTGTTCACATCATAGATGCGCTCATTCACCCTGATCGCAGTCGGCAGTTGGTCGGTCAGGATGTTCACAGGGTTTACTCCATCACGCGCTTACTGTCTTCGATGTCTTTCCGGTCCTTCACAACCTTGCTGTATTGGCTGATCTTTTTACTGCGCTCTTTTTCGATGTAGGGTGTCACCCCTTCAAAAAACTGTCCGAACATATCCAGGCTCATCGAGTCGCCAAAGGCAGCCTGTGCAGTGCCTTTCCCAAACACCGCATCGATCTTTTCACGCGTCCACTCGCAAATCTCTCGGATCAACTTGATGCGCTCTCCAGCGTTCACGGGTAATCCCGCGTCATCCTTTTCAGTGACCGCGTCCAGTGCCTGGGCACGCTCCAAAAAATCCTGCTCAGCGCCCTTAAATTCGCCCAGCAACGCATAAAAGCGTTCAGCAAACACCACATCATGCGGATTGAATGCAATCACCCGTTGCGGATCGCCATTCACCATCAGGCGTACCCCGCCGGTATCAATGCGAATACTATCCATATAGGCTCCTTTGTTTATTTTTTTTAGCTTCGGCCCAGCTTTTCACAGCTGCGGACTACGGAGACGAACCATCGTCAAACGTTAACGTGTCGATGTTAAATTCACCCAATACCGGGTCGCCGCGATAATGGATCGTGTAATCGATCTCGTTCGTCTGTCCGCCATCACCGCCGAAACTTTCAATCGAAATCGTTGCATCCCGCAATTCAGCTTCATAAGTGTCGGCCTGTCCGGACACCGGCTTGTACAACCACACATTCACCACCTGGGTGTGAGCGTCATTCAACACAGCCTGATTGATCCGCAACCCGTCCACATAGTCGAAAACATCGTCACCCAAAACCGCTTTCGATTTCAACGGCATTTTTGGGCCATATCTCTCGATCTCTGCCGTGGCACTGTCCTGGTGGATATACACTTCCTCACTGATCTCAGGGTTATATTCAATCGTTGCTGTGGTTACCCCCTCTCCTACCAGCGCCCAATCCTCATACCCCGGATCAACGTCAATAAAAGTTGCAAATAAACTGCGTTTTACTTTTTCTGCCATAGTAAAAATTCTCCTAATCTTTAGTTCTGTTCATAAACCAATCGGCATTGCACCTGGTAAATCCCAGTGTCGCTGTTGCCTTCCTGAAACAAAAAGCCCTGGCCCAGCGCTTCGATCCCCTCCGCATACATCCCCGCCGGTAAATTCGGCAGGTCGCCAGCATCGGTCTGATCATCCAACCACTGTGCAAAGCTCTCATAAAAGCCATTATTCTCCATACGTACCAGGTCATCCGCCGTGCTTTCCATGCTGCGAAATGCAAAGCTGTACTCCATCACGCGCTTACCTGTGATATATTCAGCAACCACCCGCCGCCCTGCCAGCGGCAGCACCGCATACTCAGTCGGCTCGTTACCGAGCCTCTCCACCCACACCGGCGCGCCTTCTTTTAACCCCGTGTAGGTGCGGATGTAATCGCGGATCCCCTCTATGATCGTCTCAGGCAGTATTTCGCTCATTTTCCAGCCAACTTTTCCTGCACGCCTTCTTCCCACTCCGCCAGGTGCACTTCTTTAGCACGCTCAAACCAGAACGCGCCGCGCTGTCCGCCGCCGTGATAGGTCAGGTTTTTATCTGTGACTTCCTTCTCTTCGCCTGGCTTCGCCCATGCAGATCGTGATTCTTTACCGATCATCACCTTACCGTAGTATTGAAACTTGGCGTACGGGGCGATCCACTTCACTTCACCGGATCCGATCTCCGTCCCCAGCGTGCCGGATTTGACCAGCATGCTCGTTTGAAGTGGGATATAGGGTTCGCATGTCCTCAATATCTCACTCTCCAGGTGTTCCTGCGCTTTGGTGCACTTACCTTCCCACTTGGCAGAGAAACCCACATTCCACTTCAGTTCAGCGCGCCCGCTATCTGTATGAAATACCACCCCGCGCGGCGTTTCAATTCTGAATTTCGCCATCAGCCCGCTCCAATCATCAGGTGATGCAAATGAGGTGATCCAAAATCATACCGATCCACGCTCTTCACCGTCACTGTGTCCGCATATTCGCGCTTCAGGTCACCCAGCAAATACTGAGTATCAAGCGGCTGGCTGATCGCACCCTTCACAATCACATCACCGGGCTTGATTGCGATCTCTCGCCCCTGTGTTGGGATATACACTTCCACCGCGTTGGCGTCCAGCAATCCTGATCGGATCACGTTCACCGCCTTGGTATTCACCCATAACACATCTTTAATTACCGTTCGGGTCCAGCTTTCAGCGCCGTTCACAACCTTACGGCTGTAATGGGTCATATCGCCGTTCGTCTGCATCAGTCCCTGTAAGCCTTTCCGCTCATCCGAAAGCCGCGATACATCAACCCGGTACTGCCCAGGTAACGCTTAGCCGCCTGGCTCATCCGAGCTTCATCTGAAAGTAAACTGTTAGGTGTCGTTGTGTAGACTACCGAGTGCGGTCCCACTTTTTCAGAAGTGATCTGTCCAGCCCGGGTATTAATCTCCTGAATGCTGTCGATCACCGCGCAGGTTGCCAATTTGATCGGCTCAGTATAGGCTTCGTCGTCAATCGCCTCAGCTGCCCGCCCAAACGTCAATCGATCGATCATCCGGCTGGCGCGCACTGCATGCCCGTGAAATAAAGCAGAGGACACAGCTGTTCCACCATAGGTGTTTTCGTAGTATTCAAAATCAACGTATACAGTCATGTTTGCAGCCATGTCCTCACCTCACTTAAGAACTCGCTGGCGGATCTGCCGATTCCAGCCCTTCAACATAGTAAAGATAGCCGGTTACCTTTCCACCTGTCAGCGCCGTTACCGCAACAGTCACAGTCACCTCGCGCGGCTCGCTTGTCTTCACGGATGTACTCTCTGGCGTGTTCGCCTTGGGGATGATCGCCTTACGCCCATGGGTCGACCAGGGCGCGCCGGAAACGGCCGCGGCGGCTTGAATATCGTTCGCACCTTCCACACTCACAGCAACCGTCGCAGAGCCATCGCTGGCAAAGGGTGTATTCACATCCATAAACCCACCGACGATGATCGCATGCGCGGGCAGAATAATCCCGGTGCCATGCGCGCCGATCTCGGTATTTGCATCACCTTCCGGGTCATCTTCCATCACGTCAAATTCCCAGCGGGCAACGCGTAACGCGCCCAGTCCAGGTCCGCCGCTGAAAAAGCCCTTCAACAGATTGAAGTTGTCATTTACCGTTCTCAGCCAGCCGTGAATATTAACTTTTCTTATCATACGTGCCTCCTTACTTGCCTCCTTCAGGCATTAATATTCCGGTTAGCTCGTGTACCGATGTACATAAACACTATCTGTTTTGTTGTCATATACAAATGCATCATGGTAAATTCGGTACTGGAACAGCCAGGCATCCGCAGTCTGGTTCAAATCAGGTGCAAACACTCGTAATGGGTTATGTTTTGCAATTTGCAGCACAGCCGAAGGGTGCAAAAGCAGGAAGTTCAATTTCTTCTTGCCAGAAGTTTGGCCATAACCGCCGGTCGAAGGATCGCTTCCATCGATCAGATCGATCCCTTCGTAGAAACGAGTCTGTGGCACCATCACAACATCCATGCCATCCAACCGTTCAATATTGCGGTCAACCGTTCCATCACTCACCCAGGTGCGGGTCAGTGCACCCTTCAACAGGTAGTAAATGTCTTCCGATGCGTACAAAACACGCCCTTCACGCGGCACTTCCTTGCCATCTAACGTCTTTTGAGCGAGATCGATTGCAGTTAGCACACCAGAACTGGTTGTCAATGCCGCAGCAGTTGGCTTCCCCGACGCCTTACCAGCATACGTTGCAAATCGATAGGCATCCAGTTCCGGCACCACCTTGGTACGAATAAACTCACCCACCAGCGTGCCAAAAGCCATCCCCAGCGTTTCCTCATCGCTCATCGCGTCCACGCTGAATGCCCGACCCCGATCTTTGGTCAATTCCAGTGCTTCCCAGACACCGGTCACATTACCTGCAGCAAAACCCGTCGCCCGGTCATAATCACCCAACCCCACCATGCTTGTTTTATACACATACACAGTTCGGGCATCGTTATGATCCACCGGCTTGCTCAGGCCATCCAGGCGCGCCGTCAGCGATTCTTTCTTGTAAATCTCATCCAGAATCGGCTGGAACTTCTCCGCCAGCTCAATCCCGTTAATAGTTGTTAAAGCCATTTCAAATCTCCTATTTATTCTTCAATAGGCAGCCCCGCCGCTGTTCTGGCTGCGGCCACCATTGAATCGGTTACTTTTGTCTTTCCTTTCCCACCCAATATGATCTTTGGAGCGGGCTGGTCAGATTCAAACAAATAATCATTTTCTTCTTTGATCACCTTTAGTTGGTCATCCAGGTCAACGATCTTGCCCCCCTCTGCCAGTTTCAGGTTTTCAAAGTTCAGCAGTGCCTTCACCGCCTTGGGGTTTTTTGCCTTAGCTTCCGTTAGCGCACCTTCCAGTGCATGGTCAAACTTCAGCTTCTCAATCTCTGCAGCGGCTTCCGCCTTAGCCTGCTCGGCCTTGGACTTCCACTCGTCAGCAGCGGCTTTGATCCCGTCAACGTCCAGCTCCTTGAAACCCTCAATCGCTTTAGTCGCCTCTTCAAGCTGTCCCTGCAGTGCTTGCACCTGCTTTTCAGCTTCCGTCAGCTGCGTTTTATGAGTTTCTACGCTCTTGCCATACAACTTCATGATCGCGTCAATCTGTTCATCAGCAAGTTCCAACACTTTCAAATCTTCACGCTTCATATCGGTTCGAATCCTTTCACTTCGTGTTTTTTACGTGGTAACGGCCACGCTGTGTTGGCCAGGTATCGCCCTGGCCGATCGAAACAAAAAAAGCCACGCCCTCACGATCTCTCGTGAAAAGCGTGGCTGGTTTGCCAGTCCTACGGCTCTGTTTTGCCCTTTTTCTGTTGGGCTAATCTATATTTATTATATCATATGTTCAGTTAATAACAAATTATTTTTCAAACCCAGATACTCAGTATTTGGGGCGTATTTCTTGACTTCTATCTTCCATTCCTGTATAATGGTATCAGGTTCTGAGGTGGGAAGTCGCTTCCCACACCTCCGCAAGGAGGGAGATGGCAAGTCGCGCGATGCTGGACGGGACCCCAAACCGGTGCGATTCCCCAAAAGGGGTCAAGGCCGGTTTTTTTATTTCTTTTTTGTCCACCGTTCCTGCAATATTCCATTCTCACAATAAATATATAATTTGCTTACTCTGAACATAGTCCAAATTTTCGCCCGTGTACCCTTGAAATTAATTACAACATTCAAAAATGGTAAATTCTTTTCACCGATATAAATAATATGAGCAATATTTACACTACCACGACGGGCACTGCGCGGAACGTTTTCCACAAACATGGGATCGGAAATTGCCTTTAACACTAAGTCTTGATTTTTTGCTAACCATTCCCGATCTTCTTCATGCGTTTTCCAAATGTGTGCCTTCTCTCTTTGTTCAAGAACTATCTTATCAGACATAATTTGACTGTCATTATATTGACTTGAATAATCAAGCGGCTTACTATAAACTGTTTCTGTATCTATTGATTGGAGATCAAACAGCTTCCCCTGTTGCGCCATCTGCAGATCACGATCAACGCTTACAGACGGCACAAACCCCATCCGCTCTCGCTCATACTTCCGGCTCAAGCCCGTTTGCTTTAAAAAGTCCTTTAAGCCCGCCCGCAATTCGCGTGCTTTCGCTTGCTCCTCAAAGCTGTCTCGCCCCGCGGCTTCCAATGCCGCCTGTTCTCGCCGCGCCTTCCGGATCTCTCGCTCAAACTTTCGCTGTATTTGTGTGGCGTCATAATAGCTCATTTCCTTACCGTTATAAGTCACCGTTGCATTGGCGTATTCATCCAACGTAGCCTGCTTGTAGGCATTCTCACTGATCCCTTTGAAAAACGGGTAATGTGAGTGCCGGCAATTATGTGTTATAATATTATTGGCAAAATACCATTCACCTTCGGTAGAAAGATTGTAAACATGGATAAACGAACCTTGCGTAGATTTCCTCTCAACACTGACGACGTTATCGGAATGTATAACAATGGCATCGCCACTACTACTATTGCAGACAAGTACGGCTGTTCCCCCAGCGCTGTTATCAACTGCCTGAAGCGGAATGGTGTTTATGGAGGTAGATACGATTGGGAATCCTACATCCGCCGCACTTATGGAGTTGAGCCCGCCGATCTTCTGCATATGTACAAATCTGGTATGTGGAAGAACGAAATTGCCAAAGTCACGGGAATATCCGAGGGAGCGGTTGGTAAATATCTTGAGAAACTGGGCATACCAATCGCTAATAATAGATCTGATGCTATGAAAAATAGAATTGATCGAATGACCACCAAAGAAATTAAAGAGCTTACGAAACCCGCTCACGATGCTGTTAGAGGTATGAAGCGAACTAATATTGACCTCGCCAAACGCGCCAGAGGCAAAGAGAAAACTGGGAAGCTGCACGGGAAAGCCGAAAAAGACCTTTATTGGTATCTTGTTAACTTGGGTATAAAACCGATCCCACAAAAAGCTATCTGGATATACAACATCGATCTCATGATCGGCAACGTCGCCGTGGAAGTTACCGGCAGAGGCAGGAAACGTGCTAACTATACTGCCTACATTGAGCGTACTAAATACTTGCTGAATAAGGGGTTGGCTCTTATTTACGTTTGGGCTAATTCTGCTTTCCCTATCGAGATTGGAGCAGCTGAATACATTGTCTCCTTCTGTGATCGCGTCAGCAGCAACCCATCCATGTTGGGTAAGTATTGGGTGATTAGGCGTGACGGTAAGCTCATGACCTCTGGTGGTTCTGATGACAATGAGTTCGCCGGCATACTTACGCCTGTACGCGGCACGTATGCTCGGACCTGATACTCTTGTATCTCCAACAACACAATTAATTCCATAAAGACCGGTGATTGTCATATACCCCGTGACTTCGTAGAAGTTCGGATACGCAGCATTCGCCGGGTCTTTGCCCCTGGTAAACACCTGCCCCTGCCACATCTCATGGTTTTCCGGCACATCACCCTTGTTTCTGGCTCCCAAATGCGCCGATGTCTGGACCAGGTCCGTACCCATCTCATCAGCCCGTGCTTCGGTCAGCTCGCCTGCGGTTTGTGAGACCCCTGTCAGCACCGCCCGCCGGACTGCCACGTCAATCTTGTCCCGGTGCCCGCTTTCATAGTAGATCACCTCCAGTCCCTGGCCCGCCATCTCTTTCACCGCTTCACGTACGGCCGTTGCATAATCCAATGCGCCCGTGGAAATCTGCATATATGCCAGGTCGGTCGCAGCAATAAACAGCTCCTGCCCTGAACGTGCCGTGGTCAGAGTCAGGTTGCGCAGCAAGCCGGCGGTTTTTCGGAGCCCAATACTCAGTATTCGTGTCATCTGTGGGGACAAATTCAACGGCAATGGCTTCAACCCCGCCGCTTTATAAATCGCATCATCAAAGCGCATGGCGGTCACGCCCGCTTT